TACACATATTTTTAGAATTCAATCCCATTTCACCTAAAAATTCTTTTCTACCTTTCTTACCAGCTTCTTTTCTTTCTTGAGGTGTTTTATCATACCAATATCTGATTGCACTTGTTACATCGTATATATCTACCTTATCATCTATGATATATGGAGTAGGAATAGAACCAACTAATGTTTGAACTCTTGGCCATACTGGTTTTACCCACTCACCATGAGTTACTTTATCTTCCCATTCTCTCCAATCATGAAGTGAACCAATTTGTTTATAATCATCGGCTGTAAGATATTTTTTAGTTGATTTCTTTTTGAATCCACATTGGTCTTGTAATCCACCTGTAACATTTACAATGATAGGAGTTTCTGTCATTACCGATTCTGCAGTTACCAATCCAAATCCTTCGTTACCTGCAATATTAATTGTACAATCTGATAAGTTATAAATCCAATTTAATTCATTTTGGTTTACCCTATCTGTTGAAAATTTAATTTCACAACCAGGTGCTATTCTATTAGCAACTTCTATTAGATTTGTTCCATTTTGGTCAACAGGATTTGTATGCATTATTAAACAAGTTTTATCTCTATCTTCCTCTGGTAATCCATCTACAAAGTTTTTATATGCCCATATTACATCAGATGGTTGTTTTCTTTTAATGTTTCTATTCATCCAAAATAAAACAAACTTGTAATCTTTATCACCTAATAACTGTTTTTTAAACTCAGCTGGTACTTCTGTTGGTTTATATGTATCAGGATTAATACCATGTGGTACATAAGATACTTGCCAATCTTCTAAGGGTTTGATTGTTTCTGAATCTATATTACCAACTCTACTTACTATACCATAGGTTTGTCTTGAGATACATCCCAACCAATCACATGATTCATAATAGTTTCTATTGTAATGAGGGTCTGGTAAATCATCCCATATATGATAAAATAGAATTGGAATATTTTGTCTTAGTTCCGCTTCCATCTCATATAACCATCTCCAATATCTTGGGTCTGTAAAGTGTAGAATTGCATCAGGTTGGTGTCTCATGATTAATTCTCTAAGAATATTAGCATCACCATAACCAGTCCAAGGAATGATTTTTAGTGAAGCATCTTCTACTCCACTAATTTTTCGTGCATCTGCACCTAAATCAATTTCTTTACCTTGGTCAGGATGTTTAACCGCTGCTCCTAATTGAACCCAATCATATTTATCAAAAGTACCAAAAACTAATTCTTTAGATACAGTTGCAATACCAGATGACATTCGTAAATCATCAGATAGTAATAAAATTTTCTTCTTTTTACTCATATAACCTTAATTAATAATTTTTTTAAATGTTTCCGAATCTTCTCTTAGATTTCCAAATCACTCTTTTCGTACTACCTACCATTCTTTTCTTAGAAACTAATTCATTAAAATTATCTCTAAGTTGATTTAACTGAGGTCCACTTGCTTTTTCTGTACTCATTTGTTTTTTTACTTTTTTTTAAAATTGAGAACCACTTTCATGTAGGTTCTGGTAACTATTTATTTCACTTCTAAATGTTTCATCTTCAATATACTTATCAACTGAACGATTTACTAGTTTTTGTAATGTGATGTTTGAATCAAATGAAATCCTTTTGAATGATGAGTAAATATCTTTTATGATTTTTACTGTTGTTAATTTTGTTTCTGCCATAACTCTCCGTTTTTTAATGTTATTATGTATAAATATATACAAATATATAAAACATTAAATTAAATCGTGTTTTTTTAAAGCATCTTTTTCTAAAAATATAGTACAACTCCATCTTTCACCTGATTCTATTGGAGTAACCCAATGTACTTGAGCATTTCCAAAGATACATACATTACCAATTTCTTGATTTATAAGTATATCTTTATTATCATTAACCCACAATTCTCCACCACTATATTCATCAAGTGAACCAAGTTGCATCAAAATTGTGTAATATCGTTTTCTACCAAGTTTAGTCTTTCCTTCTGAAACATCATCTATGTGTGGTTTAAATTCAAATCCTTTTGGATATTTTTGAACAATCATTTCCCATCCTAAATTTACAATTGGTAGATTTAACTCACCAACCCAATTTAGTATTCTTTCATTTATCCAATTATATTTATTCGAAGAGCTCCAAGGTAGATGTTCTGCTAAATTATGGCCTCCTTTAGGGTCATGTTTTCCATCATTCATATCAGGATGATATGTACCAATAACTCTATCTTCTAGTTTAGTAACATATCCACGAATTTTGTGAATCTCTTCTTTAGTAAATAAAACCTTTTGATGTAACATCTATTTTATTTTAAGTCCATGCAGAACACAAACCTCTTTCTTTAAACTCACACCAATCACAAGGTTTACCTTTGTTGGTAGGAAATTCTGTTTGTATTATCTCACCATTCTCACCGAATACCGAATCAACAAATCCCATAAAGTTTTTCCAAGCCATATTCATTGAAGGTTTACCATTTGCTGGAACGAACTTAGATATTCTTGGTATAGGGAAATCTGCTCCTTCCCATAACTTTCTTTTGAGTATTTGATATTCTACTTTTATTTTATCCAAAGGTATATCATACTTTTCAGAATAGAATTTTTTGTATAATAACATCTGAGAGGTTTTTACTTTATCATTCTTTTGGTATTTGTTCCAACCTCTTGTTGAAGTTTTTAAGTCAATGATAATATAATCTTGTGTAGTTTTATCTTTTAGAAGTACATCAATAAAACCAATGAAATGAACACCAGGTTTAATCTCAGCATTCAATCTCTGTTCTATTGCAATTAGTTCAAATCCACTTTTAGTGTATAACTTATCTAATTTACTTGTAAAGTATTTTAAGATTGCTTTACCATCTTCAAAGAACTCACCCAATTCTTCTTGGGTACATGGGTCATCTTCACCCATCTTATCTTTGTACTTCATGAAATGTTCTACAAGTTTAGAATGTAACATCTCTTCTAGGTTTAGTTGTAATGCCTGTTTTTTAGTTACATTATACATCACATCTAAGAAATGTTGAATCACTTCGTGCATAGCAGAACCAAAGATAAGATGAATATTAGCGTTACTAATACCTAACTTATCAATATAATTTAATTTGTATTGTTGTTGGCATGAACTATACATACCATACTGAGAATAACTTACTCTTGCCATACTTTTTATTTATGTGATTCAGTTGATACTCCATACTTCACTATATTGAAGTCTTCTAAACTTAGAGATTCCCACCAATCTAGTGATACCTCTTCATCATCTATGGATATAGAGAATTCTTTATCATAACCACCATCTTCTGTTTGAGGGTAAATTATTCCTTCTTTTGTGTCAAATACACTTCCTACTGATTCTAATACTATTAACATACTTTTATATTTTAATTATCACTCATTTACTATGTAAATATACGAAAAAAAATCGAGACTGCCAAATATTTAAACCTTTAATTTTAACTTAGTTATTTGTTTTTTATCAATACCATATTTCTCACAAATGTACTTTATATTTTCCCTACCTTCTTTCGTTGAGTAAAGTATTTCACAATAATCTTCTGCCTCTCTAATTGAAGAATTAAAATCTTCTTTTAATAAATCAATTAACCAAGATTCATATTTATTAGATTTTTTTCCTTTTGTATATTTTAAAAAATATCTACCTTTTGGAATTAATCCTATTAAAGCAAGATAAAGTTGTTTGGGTTCTAATACTTGTGTATAGGGTTGTATCTCTGAAAGAACCTCAATCCAATCAGGATTCATAGAAAGAAAACGATGAACCATATAGTTACTCCATGTTTTCTTATCATCATCTTCAAGTTTATCCCAATACTTAGGGTCTTGAAATTGTGTTACTGCTTTTATATGGTCAAATAAAGATTTAGCCATTTTGTTTTAGTTCGTTTGGTAATAATTCTTGATTGATTTCACCACAATCACCACAAAGATATAATTCTACTGGTATGATTGCATCATTTTTTGTACCTGTAACTATCTTAGAAATCTTTAAGAACTTAGTACCTGGTATAAACACAGTACCACCACATTCTTGACATTTCATTTCTGTTGCCTTGGATAAATCTATCTTTGGTTGTTGTGGAGGAAGTCCACCACCATCATTC